AGACTTTACTGCTTCTCTAGCATCATTAACCATAGGATTATTAACTGCCATCTGCTGCATTTGTGGCATATATGGTTGAAAATATTGCATATAAGGATTAAAATAAGGAACACCACTCTCAGCAGCAATATCAATATCAGTAGATGTAGGAGGGCCTAATGTAACATTGGCACACATTGCATAAATTTGAAATTGGATATTAGTAGAAAAATCTGCATTTACAACTTTAAGAGCATTTAGTGGAGAAAAATACAATGTACTGATGTCTGCTAATTCATCAAACTCTGTAGATGAAGCAATAACTGTATTGGGAGTAGCATTATGCAATCTTGCAGCTTGCTTTGGATAGATAAAAGGAATGTCCATCTCATATGAATTATCAGTTCCATACTTAAGAACCACCCTCTCAGGAGACTGAGATAGATAGCAATTTAAAGCCTTTCTAGATTCCACACTACCAATTATACCATTACCATCATCAAATGACTTCAAGGTATTATTTGCATCAGCATATGGTTGATTCGAGACTAACATAGCTCCATAATGCTGTCTTGTACTATTAAAAACAATCCTAATCTTTAAATCACCTCGAAAAAGTGAGTAGTGAGACAATTTTGCTCTGACAGTTTGATCAAGAGACCATAAACTATATGGTTTAATCCTAAACGTGGCGTTCGAACTTGGTGTAATAGTAAAACTACTTATCAAAATAGGTCTTTCAAAAAATTTCTCTAATGAAAGATGGGTTTCTACACCGGCATGGGCCAAAGGTCTTTCCTGAACATTGCCTGCATTGTCAAACTCTTCATTAGTAGACATATTAATATCATCAATCACTTTAGGTGAATTAATGTTATTATTCTTTGGTTCACCTGATTCTGCACGAAAAGAAACGTCTTTTCTTCGTTGTTTAACTAAATCAGTTACGCGAAGCATATGAGCCTCTCTCCATGTTTTTATTTGACGTTCTAGCAAAAACAAATCAGCGTCAGAGGACAAAGAATATTCAGATTCCAACATTCTAATTTGAAGAAGAATATCCTCAATCGATGTATTTATAATATTTAACAACAGAGCAACATCGACATAGTAATGTTTACTATAATACTCTGTGTCTATTAAATGTTCGTATGTAGCAACTCTTTAAATTCTGTATACAACTGAGTTAAGCTCGTATACATATATACCCATATTTCTGTCTATTCCGGCACTACGCCAGACGGCACTGAAAATATGATAGTAAGGTTAAATAACCCTCCGCTTATATAAATTACCTGTATACAAAATAAATATGGTATAATAATTTTTCTATTTGTACAGTAAATTCATTTACACAAGTCTTTCCTAAAGTAGGAAAACTTTTAAAAACTACTTATTTTCCTTATAATAATGTAATAAATAATCATAAACTGGAAAATAAGATTCTAAATCTTCTTGAGTGAAAGGAGTAATTTTAGTTAAATATTTAAGAAATTTTTCTCGTATTTTTGAAAATTCATCTCTGTCACTCCAAAAGAAAAGTTCTCGATAAACTGAACCTGAACTCTCAACCAATTGTGTATCTAAAGATACAACTTTACTAGTCAAAGTCCATGTTAAAGTTTTACATAAACTTTCCTTTTCTAAAACCGCAACAAACCTACCTAAGTCTTTGTGAATTACGAAGTTTCTTTTCAAAAAAGAAATTTCAGATGGATGTCCAAAAGGTTTAGTGTGTTGAGTTTTATCAGGGGTAGTAAATTTCATGCCATAAACTTCTCTGCAGAATTTACTATATGTAATATTATTAAACCCCTCTTTAATCTCATCAGATATCGATCCAACGAGATCGTCACCATATATATGAAACCTAGTTAATTCAAAAAATTGACCAATCGTAAATTTACTTGAAACATGATATGGTGAGCCCTCACCTACTTCTGTATAAGTAGTAGCAAAAAAATAAAGCAATAGAAATAGTCCTCTTAAAGAATTATCTTCTGCTGTAGCATATTTTCCTGAGGGTTGGAAGCCTGGTACTTGAAACATATTCCCTTCCATACATAATATAGGAAATAAATTATCAGTTAATAATCCAGAAACAACTTTCAATGAGTAGTCATTATAACCTTTGTTTTTTAAAAAATTATAGATAACAGTATTTACTGAAAGACCTATGTCAACTGGCATATTAGTATCATAACCTCCATAATCACCCATAAAAATGTTCTTAGAAAAACTTGTTATATCCTTGAACATCCAATGAGCTCTGTCTGAATGCATATTAATGCCTATACTCGCCCTAAACAATTCGAAATTGCTCGGTATTAAGGTGTAAAAGGGCATCAAATACATTCTATTAACCAGTGTAACGTCGTAACCCGACATGGCAAATACTCTTGTACTGCCATTCTGACATTTGGCAAATGATCGGGGTTCATCCTTAAGCTGTGCACCTAACAAAGTGTTAGATGTTTCTCCTTCTTGATAAGATGAAATTATCTCGCACACTTGCTCTCTTATTTCAGAATTAGGGTAATACTCATCACCTTTATTTTCACTCCAGTTCCTTTTGGAACCTGAATATAAGAGCCCGCCTGACGTTGACATTTTCATAGATCGATAATAAAAATTTTCAGAATAACCATTTTGTGCAATATCTAAAGACACTGGACTTAAGTTTCCTGAAATACCTTCACTCAAACGATCCACTAAAATGCGAATACATTCATCCATAATTTTATTATCTAAAGATTTCTTAATAACCGAAACTTTTTTAATAAAATTATTGTATGGGGATACGTATTCGTTATTCACCATTTTGGACCTCATCATTGGTATATCGTACCGCAAGTGATTACCATCATATGGTGATATGCCTATTATGTCTTCTATATATGGAAGCAATTTAGTTTTGACTAATTTGCTTTTCATGGTTCTATGTTCATAGTCAGATAAAGCACCAATAACATTAAGTCCACTTATATCTTCGTAGAGTAACGGAGATTTTTTAGTAACTTTAGTTATAGTTTTCCCTTTAGGCAAGCGAATAGCTCCTTCACTATGAATTGGCATAAACCTATTTATGCTAACACACATTGAAGCATATATTGCCGATGAATAAGAAACATTAGAATTTCTACAAGTACCAGAATGGATGCCTAAAAGAAAAGTTCTATTGTTAAATGTGCCTATAAGAGGTGTTCCACAAAGGCC